TGGCACAAAATTGTCACCGCTTAGTGATTTAGCCATCAGCAGCCGTCAGTTGACTCCAAGCTTTGATATTTCAGAGCCAAACCAGTAAACAGGCCATGCTGCGGATGGCTGATTTGGTCACGACCATCGAGGAAAAACAATTCCTCAAGCCATAGCGTTCTAGCCGTCATGGCTTGCACGTCCTCAGCGCCAGGTTTGGCGGCAATCATCGGATCAGGGCGTTGCATCAGGACGGCTCTTCAGGCCAAGTCATCGTATGGGGGAAACCACTAGCTGTCGGCAAATCACGCAGACTTTGACGATAAGTAGCCCATGCAGTCTTATCTGAATCAGACAAAGGACTATCAGCCATCTGCGTCCAGTCAGTATCAGTCAGCTTTTTATCGCGTTCTGCACGCACTGACGTTCCAGCTTCTGCATCAATTCTGGCGCGGTATGCAGCTTCGTTGTCAGCAGCAGTGGTGACGTTGCCCTCTTCATCAGTGGTGTCAGTAAAGACCGGACCAGCGATGAATTTCGTAAACCATTGGCCGTTAATCTCCTCAACACCATCACGGGTGCTGACGCCATAAGGAGCAGTAACTTCAGCCGCCGGTCCATTCAGCACAGCGTCATAGCCGTAGCTATCGAGAATGGCAGTTGTGATCTGCTTAGGGAAGCTAGTGGTGGGATGTTCAGCCTTGAATTGACTGATGGTGGTGATTGCACCAGTGGAGCGGTTGCGGATTTCCATGATGATCAGGCGATGGCAAGGAAGATGTAGGTGCCACCACTGGTATTAAGAGCAGCAGGGGCTGATGAAGTAACTGTAAACCCGGCGTTTAGCGGGTCAATGTAATCAGTGCTAGTGACTGCTTGAGCATTAGAGTTTATCAAGAGGTACGGATCGTTGCCGCTCACGATGCCACGAGCGGTGTCATACACGTACCAATCGCCAGTGCTGTCAGTGCGCTTGATTAAAACAAACCGAGCACCTGCAGTAAATCCACAATCGACGTTGACATTATTGCCTGTGCCGCTGTAAGTGCCAATTTTACTGATGCCATCAAGGCTGGCAAAGAGGTAAGACACGTAGTTGTAACTACTACTATTCACGCCACCAGCAGTACCAACTGAAAATTGTGTGCTTGTAGGAGTAGTAGAATTCCAAATAGTGCCGTCAGTATCAAACGCTCTATTTCCATAAGTCTGAGAAAGCAACCCATATTTTGAATTTCCCTGTGGCGCAGCATAAACGAACCAATTGTATGTAAAATTACGCACTTTTACGATCATTAGCTCAGGTACAGCCCCAAGATTATGGTCTACTGTTCTCGCTGACCCCGTCCCCGCATAAGTCACCACGTCGAAGAAGCCTGGGGCGCGGCGGAACACATAGTTTGCATAGAAACCATTGTACGAGCCACCGCTCAAAGTATTAGTTGGCTGGTCCCAAACGAAGGACAGAGTAGTACCCTCTGAACTAGTGTTATTAGAACTTAAAACTTTATTGCCCAATAGCCTGGCATTCCAGAACCAATTTTGTGTTCCATCTGGATATTTTGAAATGTTAGTGTCGGGAACAAACCCTATGCTTGTAGACCCATCTGCATAGACACTAACGTCAAACACCTCCGTAGCAGCAGTCGGCGGCTTATGCGGACGGCGGATTGCCATGTAGACGAAAGTATCGCCACTGGCATTTGTATAAGTGCCTGCAGCTGTCGGCGTAAACCCTGTTGGAGATGGCTCAACTGAATTATTTGCAGCCTCAGCTCCACTTGTATTAGCATAAATAGCTCTAGTAGTTGAGCCTGATGTAGCAGGCAACCCGCGCATTACATCGAGCACCATCCAGTTTGTGCTACTCCTGCTTTGATTTTTAATTAGTAAAAATTGCGGCTCAAATCCTACATTTACGTGGTTTCCACTTGAGCCAGTACCGGTATAGCTCCCACACTTAATAATCGCCTCGTTGCTATTCGTTCCAAACGATTGATCGTCGTGGGCGAACAGGTAGGCAACGTAAGTACCGTTATTGGTACTTAGCTCACTGGCTACCGTAAAGACACTGCTTGTTGGCGTTGTATTATTAAATAGACTAGTGCCACCCTTGTCATCTGAAGCGTTTAGAACAATTGTGTCCTGGTTGCCCAAGTCTCTATGATAAACATACCAAAAGTTGGTGCTGTCTATTCTTCTATAAATAATCATGCCAGGCACACTGCCAAGCGAATGACTTACATTTTGCGTGCCACCATTCCCCGTATAAGTAACAACATCAAAAAACCCCGGCGCTTTGCGGAAGGTCCAGGAAACGTATTCGTCGCTTGAATCGTTGACAGAGCCAGAGTTGCCTACTGTAAAACCATTGCTTGAAAAACTGGTCACATAATTAGTTTCTGTTCCAGCGGCATTACTTAAGTCTGACGCTAAATTGGTATAACCAGCACTTACTAGGTCAGGGCCAGCAAGAACATGTGATGTCGCGGAATCTCTATTTTTAACCCAAACCAAGCCACCTTCGCCACTAATGTCAATCCCGTTGTTAATTGACTGGTTGCCGTTATTCCCTTCATACAAAAACGTACTAAACACGTCATCGACATACGTCGGGTCAGCAGCAGCAGACGCTCCAGCAGCAGCAGACGCAATAGCACGGGTGATCGGGTCCATACCTAGCCTTAGGCGGTGTAATTTAAAAGAGCTGCACCGCGTACGGTAGTACCACCGTCCGAAGTGATAAAGGTAAACAGATGCTTCCGTGCATCTGTCAGGGTCGGAGCTGTTTGACCGGCATCGTTATTCCAGTAAACAGAGGACGGCCAAGTGATGGTGGTGCTGCTGCCTGTCAGGCTCAGTTCAAGCGTAAACGCGCACACCGTTCCAGATGACGGGATATTGCTGAAGGTTATGGTCGAATTACTGCTTATCGACTTTTTAAAATAATTGCCTGTTGAGCAATCCACGTCTAAGGCTGAGATCGTTTCAGCGGCTTGCTTGTATGGTCCGTCTACCGCAAGACCTGCATTCAACGTCTGCAACGCGGTGTACGTCGTAGCTGCTGAAGAGTCAACAAGATTATCGACCGTTACCGTCTGGGTGCTGGTCGTGATCTGATTGACTTTGACTGTTCCGTAGGACATGGCTTAAATGATGTGCCAGGTAGACCCGGCTGAAACAGTGACTGTGACGCCAGTGTCCACCGCAACCGGTCCAACACTAAGGCCATTATACGAACTCGTCAAAGTTACATCAGCGTCGATAGTTTGCAGGTTCTGGAGAATTGCACCTTGACCACCTTCTGACACCGTGGGCGTTGTCGAAACCCATTGAGTGCCGTCATAGACCTTCAGCTTGTTTGGCGTGACACTCGTATCAAGCCATTGCTCACCCTTCTGAACACCAGATTGACCAGCAGGCGAAGCATTTGGTGCAGCACTGCCAATGTGAACAGGACCAGCTTTGACCAAAGCGCCATCACTGCCTTTGAAAAACAGGCCAGGTGATGCTGCATTAAGGTTGACCAGCACTTCACCAGCCGACATCGCTGATGGAGTCGGACGCTTGTGAGCTGTACTGCTGCGCTTAAGCTGGATCGCCATTGGACTTAGTTGTCGTAGTCGGCAAGGAATGCACCGCGATAGCGCGTACCGCCGTCATCGGTGATAAAGACAAATATCGAGGTCTTGCCTGCCGTTATGTTTGGAGGATTGTTGCCTGGAAACTTCACCTCAGACGGCCATTGAGCCGTACCCCCTGTCTGCACAGTCAGCTCAAGCGTGAAACTGCCAACCGTTCCAGATGACGGAGGGTTGCTGAACGTAAACGTAGATGCAGCAGAAATCGTCTTCGTAAAATAATTCCCGGTACTTAAATCAATGTCGAGCGCAGCAACAGCCTCTACGGCTTGCTCGTAAGGACCATCAACAGTCAGGCCACCGTTATGCACTGACTGTGCTGTAAACGTCTGTGCAGCACTAAAGGTTTGGGTCGTGTCAGTTTTGGCGGTGTCAGCATCAAAAGCTTGGACGTTTACGCCAATCGCCAGACCAAGTGTCGTACGTTGTGCAGCAGCATCTGCATCATCAAGCAATGCACGGCCAGCCGCAGTACATGTAATCTCCTCTACGTCACCCGCACCAGAAGAACTACGGCCCAACAACTTGTCAGTTGCGCTGACATCTTGAATCTTGGCATAAGTAACTGATCCATCAGCCAGCGTTACTGTCCCGTTTGACGCAGCAGTAATACGACCTTGCTGGTCAACCGTCAGATTTGTAAGCGTGTAAGACCCTGCCGTTACTGTCGTATCCTCAAGCTTTGCCGCCGTAACCGCATCGTCAGCAATCTTGGCAGTTGTAATAACTCCTGTACCCAAGCCAGTCGCAACCACATTGGTCACAGTGACTTTTTTGGTCTGATCGTTGAGCGTGTCAACAATCGGCAGCACGTCAGATCCCTGAACTGCTGTTAGCTCAGTCAGATCAGTGATCTTCGCGTTTGCCATGACCCCTCAACCTCCAGCTAATGCTACCGCCATCACGACCAAGTCGAAATGGCAACCCGTTTCCAGGTATTCGTGGCAGTACAGATATAGATGTAATCTGCATCCCACGCCACTTCCCCTGCCGTACCAGCAGCACTGGCTGATGCAGGTGTATGAGTTGGCAAAACTGGACGACTGCCAAGCGTGACGTTGGCTGCTGTAATCGCAGCCATGCTCGTCAATGAGCCAGCAGACTGCACCTTGAAATCAAGCTTGCCGTCTTCAGTCGTGTCACTGGCGTCAACGATGCTGGCTGAAATACTGCCGAACAGAATCTGCTCAGGCGTCGAAGCGTCGTTGTTGCCTTGAAAGTTGATGCTGCTTAGGACATCGGCGTCTTGACCAGAAACGCTGCTGCCTCTGTGGTGATACAGCGTGATGTCAGCAGCACTGACACTGACCGCTTCTTCTGACTCAATGAACAAACCAGTGCTTGCAACCGACTCCGTGATGTGGAGCGGATGCTGTGGGTCAGGTTCGTTGATCCCAACCTTGTCGCTTTTTACTGTGACGCGAGCGGCTGAAGTGCCAGCAGCAATCGTAATCAGCTGAAGAGTGCCATCTTCGCTGCCATCAGCTGCATCAACGATTTTTGTGAAAACCTGACCATAAGCAATAGTTTCAGCAGCGTCGTTCTTGCCTCTGAATTCAAGGTTGCCAAGAAAATCATCAGCAGCAGGAGACGCTGAATTCCGATACAACACCACGTCAGGCGCTGTATCTAGACCAGCATCAGTGTTCTCAATAATGACCTGATCAGTCGTGTCGGTGCTGAACAGGTGCAGCTGTGCTGCTGCCGTTCCAGTGCCTACCTGAAAACCAGCTGCAGTGAACTTGCTGTTGTAAGTTCCATTAATAGAGACAGCTACTTCAGACTGAGCAGGCTTAAAAAGCCCATCAACACCAGCGTCACTCAAAAAGCTAATTGATGGTGACGCCGCTGTTCCATCACCTACAGTCTTGTGAAGCGTTTGAAAAGTTAGGCTTTTGTTTTTGTTGGCGTTAGCTGCCTCACTAACATCAACGACAACAAGCAAATCGTTGTTAGCTGGAGCGGTTAGCGCAGATAACGCTGAGATTGTTCTATCAGCCATCAGTTAGCCTCCAAAGCTTCAACACGAGCTGTAAGAGCAGCGATCTCAGCAAAAGCCTCTTGCAATGCAGCTGTCAATAATGGAACAATCTTAGATTGATCAATCAGCTGATACTTCGGGCTGCCATCGTCAAACGTTGCATCTCTATCTCCGGTTACAGCCTCAGGAACTACGGTTTGAGCTTCATGAGCCAAAAATCCATCAACCACTTGGCTGGTGGAATCGGCAATAAAGTTAAAACGATACGCGTTGAGCTGATTTACGCGATCTTTTGCACCAGTCAAAGGAACTACATTTTCCTTTAATCTGTAATCAGATCCTGTGTTGTATGAAATAGTTTGACCATTAGATGCAAGGTTGATAGCGGCAACGAAGGTGCCATTATGGTTGAAATTTATCATATTTCCCGTTGAACTTATTCGATTCAAAGTCAGAGGTCGATCTGTCGTGCCAATATGTAACTGCCCTTCATTGGCGACGCAAAAACCAGCCGCAGTTGAATCAGCATTGGCATTTGATGGATTTTTTGCTGTTGCACGCGTTGCTGCCGCGCCAATAACAAATGCGTTGGTTTGGTTTTCAAGCGTTCGACCAATAACGCCATATGCACTTCCGCTTACAGAAATGCCAACGATGTTATCTGCATATTTATAAAAACCTGTGGTGGCAGCTCCGTCAAAATAAACACCTGGAGCGGCTGCAGTGCCTGCCTTTGCAACCACTCCTCCGTCTAAAGTTCTTAAGGTGTGATAAGTGCTGCCGCTATCCTTATCTCGAATCTTCAATAAGTCATTCGCAATATCAGCGTAAAACTGGCATGGGTACGTAGTGGCTGGAGCTGTGTTGCCACTTTGGTTCGTAAACGCAGCCTCTAGCTGATTGTTGATATCCTGCCTTACGGCTGCGCCACTGGCGTTTGCGACAACTCCATCTGCTTGAGCCATAATGACGCCTTAAGACTGCTTTGTTCCGTATCCTATCGCAGTGTACTGAAAATTCCTGTCAATGACAGTGTTGCTGCTGTTATAGAAAGTGATCGTAAAACCTGTCCCTGATACACTTGTCAATCTGTAGTAATCGCCGCTCTGAAGCTCAAAAGCAGTAATTCCAACAGTGACCTCTGTGTCGGCGTCGGTATAAAACGCGTCCCTAAACAGCACAGCTTTGCTCGCCGCTCCGGAGGCAATCGTCCCACTATTTTCAGTACGACGCTCAAACTGCAAAATCACGCCCAGTTGATCCACAATGGGCGTTTGGTCTTCATGATCCGTTGTTAGTACAGCTTTAAACTGAAAGGTCCGCCCCACATACACGTTGTTTTCTAGCGGTATCCATTCTTCCACAACAAGATCAGAGTCTTGTTCAATGTTTGAGTTATCCTCATATAAAATTCTGTCGGTGCCGTCTTCATTGACAAAGTCTGAAACAGTAGCGGCTAAGTCTGACTTGCGGAAATAAACCTCAACGTTTGTATCGTCAGGCAAGTCACCGTCAAAATCAGACCATGTATCAATCAGTTCAGAGCGGTCGTCAATCAAGTCGCTCACATACAGGCCCCTAGTTGTCAACACACGCTGCATACGCACGCTGAACTTACCGCCAAGGTCAACTGCTTTTTGGAAAAAATACTCGCCTTTACTTAGCTGCGTCCCAAAATGGCTGTCAATATTTGCAGTGAAGCCATCAAGATCTGAAATAGCATCAAACGATGCGTCTCCATCAAGAATTAAGCCGTCATAGTCTTGATTGTAGTAAACGCCAACCTTGTCACCGCCAAATTCATTGGCAAGCTGATCCTCTCTGAATACTTCATGATTAAGGCGAGGGATACCGTCCGGTATATTGATTATTGCGCTGACCGCACTGGCGCTGCGCAGTCTTTGCTCATTTTGAAACTTGATAAGGTACTCACCGTTTAGCAAAGGCAAAACAACCGATGTCGTCCGTGCCTCAACCTTGCGAAGAATAGAACTGTTCGACCACGAACCACTGCCGTCAGTTTTAGACGTGTGTTTAATAACGGCGACAAATCCTTCAAGTTTTTGACCGCTTGCTGTTGCGCCCCAACGCAATACAACTTGATCAACACCAATAGCTTCAATAGTGACGTCTTCTGGATCTGGGGGCAAAGTAACCTGCGCCAGATCTGACGAATCGTCACTTGTTCCACCAATCGGTATCTCCCTACTCACTCCAATCGTATAATCAGACTCTTTGCGGTCAGGCGCAGGCCCTATTGCCTTGACTTGCACTATTAACTGCTTACCAGGCAAAAGCCCCGTAGTTATATCAATAAAATTATTGTTTGTGGACCGATTGATCCAGTTGCCGCCGTCGCCTACTTTATATCGAACTTTAAAATCAATAACAGAACCAGACAAGCCGCGCGTCCAAGAAACTGTCGCCCGATTTGTAGTATTACGACCGTCATCAATCTGCTGAAATGTTATCTTTACGTCTGTAGGCGTGTCTGGCTTTGCTCCAACAAAAAATGGATCTGGTGAAACAAGCTTTGCGGACGGGTCCTCAACAACTCTATAAATGCCGTCAACGTGCTTGACGCCTACAACTGCGTACGTTCCATCTTCACCCTCAGCCACTGACAAACAACGGTATTTAGACAAAACGACAGAATCGTTTTTAATTGCATATAACGCATCATCAGGCGGCACCTGCGTATAGGCAGAGGCAAGCCTAACTTCATTGCCACTTACGCTTGCGATGTCCCTTGTCTCAAGCGTTCCATCCTTCATCACAACAGTCAGCTTGTTGTTTGTGCCAGAGGGCAAAGACGCTGTCTGATCTATGCGGACAAATGGAGGCGTGCTGTCATTACTTACGCCAACGATACGGCCAGCCAATCGCGTGCCAAAACGCATCTCATCTGACACCTCAAACACTTGGCCAGGCAAGACATTTAAGCCTTCAAGGCCAACTGAGAACGTTACAGTTTCGTCGTGCAGTTTTTCAGACTGCATAATCCACCGCCCCATGCGTTGAGCTTGATGCTTAGACGTGCAGCCAAACGCAACAACGCTTTTTTCTTGTACGCCATATTTATCAATGAGACTTCTATCTTCTATGCAGATGAAGTTTGGCTTATGGAAGTTGTCAGGATCGTTGTACCGCACACGCACCCTTGTGCTGCGTGTCTTCAGTGACGATCCACTGTATGAAAAACTGCCGTTGACAACGTTTGAATTGCTAAATACATGGATCGCAGGCACGTTCTTGGGTGCGGACTCAACGGTGTCGTTTAACTCTCCATGGTCAGCAGCAATTTGTACGTTGTCTGATTTCCAAAACAGCATCCCACGAAAGACACTGGCCATGTCCTGCAAAACGCTAAAGGCTTCAGCCTGTGAGCCAATGACCGTGTTGATTGCAAATCGCGCTTCCTTTTGTGTTTCGCCTTGATCGTCTACATACTCAACCTGTTCGTTGCAGTATTTGGCAATTTCAATTAGATCAACCCAGTTAAGGTTTGATTCATTGATAAAGTCACCAGCACCATATCGCTTATTGGTAAGCAAATCATAAAAGCAACAAACAGGACACGTTGTCCAATGCAATTCATGAACACCGTCTTCGTCTACCTTCAGGCTGCCGTCGAATGGCACGTCATCGAATTTCAATCTGCCACTTTTTCCGACACTTGCATTAGACGGTATTTTTACTTTAAGACCTTTTACTTCATACGCTCTTGCGGGTAATGTGCTGTACTCTTCTGCGTCTAGGCTGAGAGACACAAGCGCCGTGTGCGGATAAGCTGTGCCAAATTTTTTGCCGACAATAATGCTTGTCAACAGAATTTGATCAGCACGCTTGCTGGCTATAGGAGTTTTCTTTGGAACATCCTCAAAGTCTCTAAATGAAATCTCAAACGCATCTTCAGGCTCATTAAACTCAATCTTACGGACTCTTATTTTGTAAGGCCCCTTGCCGTATTTCTTCTTTGTCAAATCAATAGTTTGCGTCTTAAATTGATAGCTTGACGTGCATATACCTTTGATTATGTTTTTCCTTTCTTGGCTTTCAACGTGTATATTCACTGGGTTCCAAGTGCCATCGGTGCCGCAAATGTGCAACTCCAGCTTGATCTGAGCAAAAAACAGCTGCCCACGCGCCAATCCCTCCTCAGCTACGCAAAACAATTTTGGAATCGTAAAAACAAGCTCAACAAAATCTATGTCTGTCTGGGATATGGCTTGCACTACTTGGCCCTTACCATAATTACGGCTTCTAACTTTGTTGTCATCAGTTAACTCTTCGCTATAGCTAGACCCAATCTCTCGATTGACATTAATAATTGTTGTCTGCTGATCTTCAAACGTAGACCCTTCTTCAAACGTGCCTTGCGTGCCGGTCCCATCTTTAGTCGAGATTCTGACAGTTTCAGTGCGATACTGTCTGCCTGTTACTATCGTTTCATTTAAAAAAACGCTTTTCTTGGATTTTCCTGCCAGCACCAATCCTTCGATCGGTCCTTCGCAGAGTGCGTCAATAATTTTGAGCGTGGTTTTAGAGTTGAGAGCCATAGTGAATCAGTCGTTTCCGTCTAAAAGTCCGTAGCCGTAGGCGTGAAAGATCAGCCGTGCATCATCATGCACCTCGGCATCAATAATCTCAACTTTAACCCTGACATCCTCTCGCCCTGTGACACGTGGCATCTCCAACCTGTGACCATACACGATGTTGTGTTTTTTGCTTTTCAACAGAAGGCCCTGGACAGTCACGTCCGCACTTGCAACAGTTGGGTCAGGATTTTTCCCTGTCAACTCAACAGTGATCCTGTACCTTATGAACCCATCTATAATAGTTGAACCTTCGCCAGCAACATAATCAAACAAGCCTCTGTCTATCTTGAATAAGATGTCAAGCTTTTTTCTTACAGCTTTTCTGTATTCCAGCCTATCACTTTTAAGTTCTTGTTCTACCTCCAGAGTTGCGTCACCGTTAGGGGCAAATTTTTTGTCAACAAAAATTCTTTTCTCTTCGTTTGCATCACTCCCCTTGATTTCAATAGTCTTTCTTCGCCCTTTCAGTCCGCCATGGCTCTCTAGCTTTTGGCTTACTTGCTCACCGTTGATTCTAAATGTGTTTTTACCTGGAGATTGCGTTGTTATCTTTAACGGGTCTGAATCATCAGACACCTCAAGATTGGCAGCAATTAAATGGCTTCCCGCGATGACACGACCGTAAATTACAGGCACTGTCGCTCCCGTTCCAACGGTGTTAGCTGGTCCGGTAAAGGCATAGTTTGCATGACCCATTGCACCGCGTGATACGCCGTCAGGGCCAGGACCACGCACGTTTGTGCCTTCGCCTCTAATTCTGTTTCCACCAAGATTGCCGAGTTGTGGCTGTGGTGAGATCAGGTTTGCAGTACCACTAAGAATCAGGCTTGCACCGATTGCGCTCAATCCCGTCCCGATAGTAGTTGCCGCCAAAACAGCTGAACTAGAAACGCCAACAACTCCAGCCGCACCAGCTCCGAACAATCCAACAGTGCCAAACAACCCTGCTCCTGGGAACAAGAACGACGCAGCAACCAAACCAACCCCAACCAATATCTGTGTCGTACTGCCACCACCTGCACCAGAAATGACAGGGACAACAAGCAATGGCTTGCTGCCAAAAGGCAATTGCAGCTCGTCATATCCCATCGCCGCACCACCTTGAATAACCTTGTATCCAACGCCGTTATGGTGCGCCTGCATCAGCTCCTGCTTCAACGCTGGATAGTTGATGCACAGCAGCTTGATCGCATCTGCTGGCGTCTGCAGGTTGTAATACTCGTGCTGCTTGCCGTACTTCTCGCCAAGCTCACCTGCCAGCATGACAAGTTGCATGACGAAACACAGCCGCGATCCTCTTTCGATAATACTGCCGTAACGGTTCTACCGCACTGATGCTGTCCACACGCTGGTGCAGAATCTTGTCGTCGCCTACATAAATCGCACCATGCATTGGTGTTCTGGTGCCAAGGCGCATCACCAACAGATCACTCTTCTGTCGATCGTCTAGCGCGACAAGCTGAAATTCCAGTGACTTTGCGTAAAGCAAGAAAATGCTGTCCGTCGTACCAAGATCCTCAGGTCGCGGGAAGTCTGGCAGCTTGACACCAATCAACTCATAGTATTGCCGCACCAGCGTGTAGCAGTCCTGCTTGCCGTACTCCCACTGCAGGCCGACTAGGGATCGATAGTCAACCATTCTTTATCCGGCACAGAATATACGAACCAGGGCAGTCCGGTTTGGGTGCAAGCTTTACGGTCTGCGTCACTAACTGGAGTACCGTCTGGATGCGAGTGGACGACACCCTCGATGTCTCCAAAGTACATAGCACGCGCATAGTCAACAGGCTCTAAAACAAAATTCGACCTTGGATCATTTGCGATGTTACGGCATGGGAAGTAACTACTATTGACAATCAAGCCGCATGACTCCTCAGGCGACTTAGCGTGCGCGTGCCTTTCGGCTTCACGCTTGAAGTCTTGCGCCATAAAATCCTCCAAAAGGCAAGTTTTCCGGCCCGAATCTTGCCTGGCAGCTAGACAGTCTTTTGCCGCAAACATCCGCAGCTTCTTTTTCTGCTTGCGTGCCAGTCGTAATTTCTTGGTCGTCAATTGTAAAACACTTATCGCCAACGTAAGGGCACTCCCTACCACCGCGATAAGTCCACGGGCAAAACTCTTCGATAGTCCTGCGAGGTAAAGCTAAGTTTGTTAGATCAAGTCTTGGCGCTAGCTCAAATTCTACAAACTGCGGATTTTCAGATGAAATTCTGTCGATGTACCACGTCTCAACAATCTTGGCGTCAGGGTCAGCTGTGTCGTTAAATGTCTGCTCAATCAAGGTGTCCCCACCTTGCGTGATCAAAGCGGCCTCGACATCTGACTCTTTGGTAAATGTTGGATTAGTATCAAAATTTGTTGTGTTAATGAACTTAGCAAATGTGCGAATGCGTCTAACTTCTGCCGCTAATGGGTTGTACAACAAAAGCAGGCCAGTAATTGCATTGTTAACGTTGGCGACTCGAAGCGTTGGACGTGGCAACGCGCCTTTTGCAGAAAACTCAAAACCATCTACTTCAACTGGAACAGCAGGATATTCAATCTGACTGCCTGCCTGTGCATGGCCTTCCGGATAAACGCCAAACTTAATAGTTTCCGTCAAGCCGTTCTTGCCTGGGTGATAGCGCAACGTATCATTTACACCGTTAACAGCTTGAGTCAGCTCAATCTCAAACAAATCAATAATTGCAGTTGGCGCAAGGCGCAGCAGCTCCTCTGCTAACGGCTCAAATGCTTCCCAAAGAATATCGCCATCTTCAAGTGTTTGCGTAATCTTGAACGGAAACGATGGCTCGTTTTCGGGAAAGGTTGCATAAGATTCTTCAGTGTCTGATTTAGGTTTTTCGCCAGGAGCAACAGCACCCAGTTCGATGCATTTAAAAGCGAGAGTGTTGCCTTTTGACGGATTGGCCCGAACTACATCGCCAATCGCATACTCTCTATCCCCTCGCCAAGCGTGGATCGACTTGGTGCCGTCAACGTTGTAATACGGATAAGCCATCAGGTCTCAAACACTTGCTCAAACGTAGCCGTGACAGTAGCGCGGTTCAAATAAGGAATTGACTTAGACCATTCACGGCAAATGAACTTACTGACACTGGTTTCGCCAGGAGGCGTAAAGTCAAAGTTTTCCACCGCACCACGCGCGTCTAAGAACGCTTCAATCGTGTCAGCATCATTTTCCGACACTTCAAAGGTCAGGTTATAGACCTTCGGATTTTGCTGTATCCCAAACTGCGCACGCTGCTGGTAGCCAGAACCAAACTGTATTGCACGCACACGAGGCGCACTGCGTTTCTGTACGCCATAAGTCGGGCTGATTGATGGGAAGGTTGCCATTAGCTCAGTAAGCCTCCAGGACGTTTTTGCTTGACCAGCTCAGCCTGTACTGCCGCTCCAATAGCAGCACCCAGTGCCTTGGCGTTTGGCTCGTTGCCTTGTGCCTGCGTTCCTGATGCATCGACGTTTACAACAACGTTAGCTCCACCAAAGCTGCCTGATGGTGCAATGCTGCCAGTGCGACCAGGCGTAAATAGCTCAGGACCTTTCTCACCGACCATGTAAGAACGACCGCCAGTTACCGTGCCGCCTTTGGCCTTGCCACCACCAAAGAAAGCAGACATTCCAGGAATCCCGCCTAGCGCAGTGTTAACACCAAACTGCAACAAGATATTTGCAATGTTCCGCAGCGTGTCAGCGGCAACGTCTGCCAGTGCTTTGGTGCCATCAACAGCAGCAGACAAAGCATCAACGACGCCGGTAGAAATAGATTGACCGATTGATTCATACATTCTATCCAGCTCAGTAATTGTGTTTTGCTGCTCTTTCAACTTTTTGGCCATATCGTTCTCGTCTTTCCGTCTTTGCTCATTTGCCCTGTTAATAGCTGCTGTGGCATTTTCTTGTTCATGCAAAGCAATTGTTGCCTGAAGCTCAGCCTTGAGTTGATCATCTGTTAAGCCTTTTGCATTCTCAAGGATGTCTGCAATCTGTATCTGTTGTTGAAATTGTCTCCGCTCTTCGCTAGTTAATGCAGCGGCCAGCAAGGTTTGTTGCTTGAGTGAACGAACTCTTTCGGCAGAAGCTTTCGCTATTTCTTTAGCAGCTTTTGCTGGATCTTTGCCGCCGCCGGTAGAGCTAGTACGGTCAAGCAACGCAGGTGGATCAGTCATAACTGTAGGCGTAAAGCCTGGACCTCTTGCATCTGTGACTCTGCGCTGCACTTCTTGATTGATCAAATCATTCGTGATCTGAGAAACAACCGACGAAGCCGAACCCTTATATGTCTTGCCAAGATGCCTTACAACAACTTCGCCAGCACCAAATGCTCCTCCTGGCATGGGACCAGCAAAACGCATCACCTCTTGCTCGGCTTCTAACTTGAAGCCCTGTTTTTGTTGCTCCGTAATTGACGCCGCCGCAAAGGCTTGATTGATACGATCAACAGTTTGGATCGCGAATGACAAAGCGCCCTTCAATGCGGGCGTCAACACTTCGCCAATAGTTCGCGCAACACGCTCGATTTGATCAACCAAAGTGCTGAATTTGCCTGCGAGCGTGTCCGACTGAGCGATTGCGCCATTGGCATATTTGCCGCCTGTTTCTGTAATGTTTTGCAGGGCAAGATTTACGGCATCAGCACTAATTCGCCCGCCTTCTAATGCTTTGCGAAACTCGTCTGCAGTCAGCCCATACATTTTCTGTAGCTCATCCTGCAAACCAACGCCACGCTCTTGCAGCTGCAACAGCTCCTCGCCCTGCAATCGTCCTTTTGCCTGAATCTGGCCAAACGCTGTCGCAATGCCGCCAAGGTCAGCGCCGGTTGCCCCAGCAACGTCTGCTAGACGTTTAGTGACATCAACAACTTGCTCAGTCTCGAACCCAAACGCTTTTAAACGTTTTGCCGTCTCAATCAGTTCTGTGCTTGTAAAAGGCGTTACCGCCCCAAACTCCTGTAATTCGCTAATAATATTTCGCGCGTTGCCCAGCGAGCCAGTCAAAACTTCAAGGCTTTTCGTTTGACGCTCAAGCTCTGCGGTTTTGAAAATAACAAACTTGCCAGCCTGAAAAGCCCCAAAACCAGCGACTAAGCCACGGATAGCTCCTCCGAGCTTGTTTACTCCCTTTGAAGCGCGTTCAGCTACACGACCAGTTTCTTTAAATGCACGGTTTGTACGACGAATACCGCTTTGAGCTTTGGCAACCGAGGCTTCAAGCTTTTTTGTTTCAGACGTGACACGCTTGAGCGGATTGATCGCCTTAGAGGCATCAACAATAAGCTCAACAGATGACCTTGCCACGGCTGCCCAGCAATGTTTCTATCCTACCGCCGCTTCCGTTTTGCGCGATCCATTGCCTCCTCCTCCTGCTCTCGCTTAATTTCGTAATACGCAGCAAAATGCACAAGCTCCGCATCGGTCAACTCAGTGCGGAGCCTGCTTACAGTCATGCCTAGCTCGCAGGCCAGATGAAACTCAAACAGAGTCCAGCTGTCCTGCTTTAGTCGTTTTTTGCTTCCTCCATCTCGGTCTCTTCGCCAAGACCAAACAAGAACAGCTCAAGCTCATTCAATACAGATTCAGGCAACTGCCGTTGCAGCTTCGCAGCATCAGCAGCGGCAAACGCTTTGCTGCCATCCTCCAGCTCAGCCATTTGACACAGCATCTGCGTGCTGATGTCTAACGCTTCGTCAGTGCCAGCCAAGCTTTGCGCCTTCTTGCGATCTGCGCGTGTGATCGGCTTGAAGAACAGATCGACGACTTTTTCACCGTCTGCGTTCTTCAGTTCAAATTTGCGACGCTGGTTGAGGTCAAAGGCCCCAACCAGCAAGTCAACAGTGCGTGACTGAGCAGGCATCTAAATAATAGGTTTGACGCCTTAAGTATAACTCTGAAGCAAAATTTAGTTAGAGGTGATCGTGCCGCTGGTTTGGAACGATGCAGATACCGTTACAATTTCGCCAACAGTTGAGCTGATTTCAGCATTGCTGATGATTCCAGCAAAAGTAAAGGAATCAGCATCGTTAGTGGTGCCTTCGCGGAACAGCTCAAACGATGCGTCTACAGCGTCAGCAGTTTTTAAGACGTCATCCATAAAAGCCTTCTGAGTGGCGTCGCCCTCGTTGAAAATCAATTCAACGGACCCAGAGCCAGAGATCAAACCGCCAACGTAGTTTCGGAAGGTGTCGCCGTGAGCAGTTGTCTCTAGAACCTCTTTGTCAATCGACAGGCTCCAGCTACGAGTGCCAGCGACTGCAGCCAAAGTGCCACCGCCAGTCTCAAATTCAACAGAGCCTTGTTCTCCGCGAAGGATTGCCATGGTCAGAGTTCCTCGATGAATTCAAAGGTCACACGGACCTGAGTTTGGAAAAAGCCTTCGGGTGTTGGCGATGCCAATGCCTCTGGGCCTGTGGGAGCGTCGAAGAAAACCCCCGACACGATGGCTCTATTGTAAAGGTCTCGAATGCGTTTTCCAATGACGTAATTGGCTCCAGGGCCTACGCCTTTTGGCGAAAAGATGTTGAGCAGTAGCAAACCGACAATGCGGTTTTGAGAGTTAGTTGTGCCGCCTTGCCCTAAATACTCGTTTGCCCCAAACGTCGTCAGGCATTGCACCCATGACGTATTCGGTGCTGGCTCGTAGGCCATGTTGTGAAAGACGACAGGCAGCGTCGGGCTATTAGCAAGCTCTGTCGCTAAACGACTTTCTATCGTCGCGCGAATTGCATTGAGATCTGCTGCTGCCATTAGTTCCGCCTCCTAAACGCTTGAATAAATTTAGGCACGCGTTTGGTTGCGATCTCTTTGCCGAGCAAGTCAGGAAAGCCAGGGATAGTGCCTTGTCGTGTTCGGAACTGACCTTTCCACGATGGCGGCAAATTATTGCCGTACAACACAGGCTCTGCATATTCCACGTTATTAGTAATCGTGGCACGAAACTTGCCAATCCGCGTTTGCCAGGCTTCTCTAAGCCTGCCGCCAGTGCCCCGCTCAAGCAAAGCTTTCTTTAAAGGCACTGTTTTGCCTTCAACCTTGAAAAACATCGGCATTGAGTCAAGCTCATCTTGCGTATATGTATCAAGCGAAAACACAGGCGTTTGCTCTTTGACCGCAGCTGTCCACTCCAACGCAGTCGCCCTAACGACATGCTTGATCTCTTCTTCCATCAAGCCAGCGATGTCTCCGATCTTGATCTCGCGTGCCATCCTTAGACCCTCAGATAGATCTCATACACAATCGCTGTGTTGTCCTGCTCTGTCGTCTCCACACGCACAACCTGATGATCTACGCCGCTGATCACAACGCGATCTTTGGTCTCCGGTGCAGTATCAAGGTCATTCGCTGCCACAGTCAGCTTTTTATCGCCAGCCTGTATCAGCTCATTCACCTCACGCAGGTTCACATCCTCAACGACGCCCTTGATGTTGACGTCTTCTAGGCCAATCGAGAAGTCAGGAATCGTGCCAGTCGTCGTATCGTAATCACCAGCCGTGACGTAACGAATCGTCACATCACCGCCAAACTTGCCAATAACCTTGCTGGCAACTTTTTCCAGCGACTTGGCTAATGACATCAGGCTTCGTAAGCGACGACGGCACCGCTAGCCAGCGTGATGCTCGTAATCTCTAAGCCCTCGATGCAGGCTGATGTGTCAAACGGAACAGAGGTGATAGATGCAGCACCGTTCTCCGTAATTGCAGCCGAAGTCATCGATGCGATTACAGAATCCGTCAGGGCCATGATCTTCACAAACCGGCCGGTCTGCGCTGCGGTATTTGTAATAAGCGTCGCCTTTGTCGGCTCATAGCCAGATCCGTAACCCATGATCAGCTCCTGCGGATAGCGATGTTGCCTGGTCCACTGATTCTAAGGCTTGTCAAGTACCTTTCAAACATCGGCGGCACATGGTCGGCACCAACAGCACCAGTCTTGTCAGGCGTTACATCTAAGCTGCCGATCTTGACGTTCTTGAAATCGTTCAGGCCGCTCAAGCTGATGCCGTCAACGTTGTTATGTAGGTAAACGGCAAGCTCGATCTGAGCACGCTTGATCTGATCAGGAATCTCAGTATCCGTGAAGTAATCCTCAGAGATCCGAAAAGGAAAGCCAGTAGCGTACGTGTTGACGTAGGTATCGGGCTTTCGCACGCCAGTACGCGGCCATTGCAGTGCTTGCGTATCAGTGGCGCGTGCGCCTAAAAATCGTTCACGATCAAGTCGTTGCGTTGCTGCGGCCAACGCTCGATTACGACTGTCAGTGTTGCCCGTTGTCCACTTAGAAACATCGGCACTAGAAATCATCGCCTCTACATAAGCGTTCGCTTCAGTCAGCGTTATGTAGCTGTTGGCGTTTGCGTCGCCCGCTGTTGCGTTGATTGTTACTGCCATCGGGCTTCACAGTAGAAGTCTTTTTTGTTGGCTTTTTGGGAGCAGAGGCCGCCGCTTGCGCAGCAGCCTCACGTTCCTTCATTCGCCGGAAAGCGAATAACCCCATCAGGACGCAGCAGCCTTGATGACGGCAAAGTTGATCACCACAGTTTCGCCAGCGGTGGAGCCGACGTTTTCCAGGGTGACATCGAAGCTGCCAGCAGCAGTTGCCGAAACAAAAGCTGCATACAGACCGGTGCTAGCGCCTGACTTGACAGACACCAAAACCACGTCAGTAGCTGCGACTTCACTGTTGGTTACAGTAAATGTGGCGTGTGCATCGCCAGCCAGACTTGCGTCATGAGTGGTGATTGCGCCAGCAGCGGCGTTGATGGTGACACCAGTGGACTTGTTGGTGCCTTGGGTAACGGCAGAACCGGAAACGTATCCGATTGCCTTACCAGCGGTTACTTCAAAAAGAGATGCCATGGTGATTACCCTCAGTCAAGGTTGCTGGTGTTGGTAATCCGCACGATGCCAATGTTGTTGGTCTCGTACACCTTGGTCCAGTTGCCTACGGTCTCAAGTTGTGCCCGCGTGGGGTTAGAGACAGCAGTAGAGAACTTAGAACCGATCGGGTGATACACATAGTGCAGATCGATCGACATAGCATCGCTCTTGGCGAGGATGTCGCGATCGGTCTCAGTCTGGAGACCGAGTTGCTCACCGGAGCCAATGGCACCTTGAGTGAACAGATAGGTGGCGTACTCAGTGTTGGGAGCAGCGCCATTGGTTTGCAGATCAGCTGAAACCACAACGCGCAGACCCATGAAGGTCGGAACGTTTACGTTGCCGAACGCTTGAGCGGTAGAACCGTCAGTTGCGCCGGTGTCAGCTGTGCCGGTGTTGTCGTAAACAAAGTCAATCGCACGACGCTCCATCAGGTCGTAATAGACCTTCGGGTGCATAGCGATCACAGCGAGCTTCTCGCCTTGATCACCCAGCAGAGACTTCGCCTCAACAATTTGGCGAGGGCCAAGAACAGTAGGCGTATCAGAGGTCAAGCCATCAACAGCAAGACCAGCGAAGGCAGCGCCTGTGGTGTCCTCAACAGCACCGAACACACCAGCAACACAGGACAGAAGATCTTTCTGACGCTGGTTGGCAATGTAGTCAGCAACCTTGGAACCGATAGCGGCCATCGGATCAGAGCCTGCAGCAAGTGCAGCCAGATCGCGTGACTCAAATGCACGACCACGGTGCAGAACAGCAGCAACCTGCTTGTCTGCAGTGATCTTGCCTGGAGTCAGGGAAGAGCTATCCGTCAGACGCTCAAAATCGCCTGACAGGTTGGCCTTGTAGAAAGGCACTTGGACAAAGTCACCACCATCTTGTGAAGCATTCAGCTCCGCCATGGGCTGCACCACACCGCTAGCCAAAAAGGCATCACGCTGAGTGGTTTGCTCAATGACGTAAGGCGTAAATACCTCGGGGATGATGATGTCAGAGCGAAGAGTCGCCATGACAGATCCTCAAAAAATTGGTGTTTACGGTGTGGGCACAGCCCCTAATCAGCGCAGCACAGCCTTGCCTTATTCAGCATATTAACGGTTCGCGGCAGCTTTCAACCTTTCATACAGGTCTCGGTCTGTTTTGAACAGGCGAGATTGCTCAGTCAGATTGAACGTATCTTTGGAAAATGGATTCTTAGTGCCAGGCGGAATGTCCCCACCAGCACTACGACCAGCAGGCGCACCACTGCCAATAGGCTTAGGTGCTTTTTGCATATAACTCGGCAAAGTTCTGGCCCATTCGCCAATCGGTTTACGCTCGTAGCCATTGACTACAACAACCGTGCCGTCAGCCTCACGTTCAATCTGACTGGGATTCAACAGATCCGCTTTGAATACAATGCTTGGGTCGTGAACAACATCAGCCAGTGCTGTGTTCGCAGGTGCAATCAGCTCAAGCTCACGGACACGTGCTTCCAGCTCAGCAATGCGCTTATCTTTTTCAGCAGCAGCTTCACGAAACTGCTGCTCAAGCGCCTGACGAGCCTCGGTGTACTTGCCTTCTGATTCAAGTTTGTTCTGCTCAACGCTCCGTTTGAAGTCGAGCAATTCCTGAACATCAACACCTTCAGGGACAGCCTTTGCTTGCTGCTTTGCTTTTTTATACTCATCCAGCAATTCAGCGTTCTTACGCCTCATTGCTTCGAGTTCAGCTTGAAGTTGCTTGGTTTCAACAGATTGCTCCACAGGAGCAGTGTTTTCTTCAGACATAAATTAGCCACAGGCTAAATTGCATCACCACTTTACTTTGTCTGCCCAAAATGCAGCACTCATTTTGCCCTTGGCGATATTTTTCGCATGACGCGCCTTAAACGACGCACGTTTGTCCTTATCAGCCTTCGACTCTCCCTTCC